TGGTGCAATTGTATTATCAACTCCAAATGGGGTAGGTAACTGGTTTCATCAGACATGGGCAGATGCAGAAGCTGATATAAATGGATTCCATACAATTAAACTGCATTGGACAGTGCATCCAGAACGAGATCAATCCTGGCGTGATGATCAAACTAAACTATTAGGTGAACGAGGTGCTGCTCAAGAATGTGATTGTGACTTTGTTAGTTCCGGACACACTGTAGTCGATGGCCCATTGTTATTAGAATATGAAACAAAGTGCGAAGAACCTATAGAAAAACGTGGATTTGATCATGGTTATTGGATTTGGGAATATCCAGACTATGCTCGAGATTATATAGTAGTAGCAGACGTTGCTCGAGGTGACGGGGGTGACTTTTCTGCATTTCATGTGTTTGATGTACAGGATGTACGACAGGTTGCGGAGTATAAAGGAAAAATTCCTCCTAATGATTTTGGTAACATGTTAGTTACCGTAGCATCAGAATGGAACAATGCATTGCTAGCAATTGAAAATGCAAACATTGGTTGGGCAGCAATACAACCAGCAATAGATAGAGGTTATCAGAATCTTCATTATACATATCGAGACGATGGATATACAGATGCTGACGTACAACTTAAAAAAGGTTATGATATGAAAGATAAGAGCCAAATGGTTCCGGGAGTATCAACTACATCAAGAACACGTCCATTAATGATTTCTGCATTAGAAATGTATATGCGAGAAAAAACACCTATAATACGTAGTAAACGACTCATACAAGAACTATTAGTATTTGTATGGTTAAATGGCAAAGCACAAGCACAACAAGGATATAATGATGACCTCGTAATGTCATTTGCTATTTCATTATGGCTACGAGATACTGCATTAAAACTTCGTCAACAAGGTATAGATTTAAATAAGCGTGCTTTATCACAATTTCAAAAAACAAATCCGGTTATATATACCGGAAAAAGCGGAACGCAAGATTCTGGATGGAATTGGAATCCTGGCGACGGAGAACAAAATCTTACTTGGCTGTTATAATTATACCCATGTTCTGTAACTGGTTATATTTATATTAAAAAGAAAATATGGCGTCATTAAGAAAACGTTTACAGAATCTATTTAGTACTAACGTAATTGTTAGAGCATATGGTAAAGATCGTTTACGTGTTGTCGATACAAACCGTTTACAAAGTGTTGGTAATTTAAATCAAACAAAAGTAGCAGATAGATATACAAGGCTACATGGTGCTAATAAACACCGTGTTGGTGGACAAGGCGGATACGATTCTAATTATTACATGCATCAAAATCGTATGCAGTTATATGCTGATTATGAAATGATGGACCGAGATCCTATTATATCATCGGCATTAGATATTTATTCAGACGAATCTACATTAGCAGATCAATTTGGAGAAATTCTTACAATTAAATGTAATGATACTCGTATACAAAAAATACTTTATAATTTATTTTATGACGTACTTAACATTGAATTTAATCTATGGACATGGATTAGAAACATGACAAAGTACGGAGATTTCTTTTTAAAATTAGATATCGCGGATGAATATGGTATTATTAATGCACGTCCATTTTCTAGTTATGAAATTGAAAGATTTGAAGAATTTGATGAAGCTACTGGTGAATATAATATAAAATTTCGACATGTAGCAAATCAACAAGAAGAATATGATGTGTTTGAAATAGCACATTTCCGTATGTTATCAGATTCTAACTTTTTGCCATATGGTAGATCTATGTTAGAGGGAGCTAGAAAAGAATTTCAAAAACTAATGATGCTTGAAGATGCAATGCTTATACATCGTATAATGAGAGCGCCAGAAAAACGTATTTTTAAAGTAGATATTGGTAATATTCCACCAAATGAAGTTGATAGCTTCATGGAACAAATTATCAATAAAATGAAAAAAATTCCACACATCGATCCACAAACCGGAAACTATAATCTTAAATTTAACATTAACAACATGTTAGAAGATTACTATTTACCAGTACGTGGAGGTCAATCATCTACTACAATTGATACATTACCTGGTATGACATTTACCGGAATGGATGATATCGAATATGTTAAACATAAAATGATGGCTGCTCTTAAAATACCTAAACCATTTTTAGGATTTGATGAAGGAGTTGAAGGTAAATCTACATTAGCATCAATGGATATTCGATTTGCTAGAACTGTAGAACGTATACAAAAAATTGCCGCATCTGAATTAGCTAAAATTGCTATTGTGCATTTATATTCACAAGGTTTTGAGGGAGAAGATTTAGTTGGATTTGAATTAGAATTAACAGCTCCATCAATTGTATATGATCAACAAAAAGTTGCTTTAATGACTGAAAAGGTTAATTTAGCAAACACAATGAAAGATATGAAATTAGTGTCTGATAAGTATATATATGAATACATATTTAATATGTCAGAAGACCAATGGTTGCAAGAAAGAACCGATGTTATTGAAGATCTTAAATTAAGATTCCGTCAAAATCAAATTGAACAAGAAGGAAATGATCCTGCAGTAACAGGAGTGTCATATGGCACACCACATGATTTAGCAACAGTTCATATGTCGAGTAAAGATGTAGAAGAAAAAGATAAAGGAGGGCGTCCGCCAGAAGGTATTAAATTTGGTCAACATAAAAATGCATTAGGGTGGGATCCGTTAGGAACTAAACAAATTAAACAAGCATTAGACCCAGAAAATCAAAAAACAGCATTCATGCCAGATACAAAAAGATTTAGACCTAGTCAAACATCAGTACGTACGGAGCAACTAGTTAAAAATATGCCAACTAAAAAAACAACCGGTATTATAACAGAAACATTGAAACAAAAATCAGAATCTGATCCTGATAAAGGTACAATGTTAGATGAAAACAACATTTTATAATTATAAACATATTTATTTAAAATTAAGGCAAAGCACGTACAATGAAGAAATTAAAACATTCAAAGTATAAGAATACAGGTATTTTATTTGAAATGTTGGTTAGAAAATTAACCTCTGAAACATTGTCTTCAGATAAATCTATTACTATAGACATAATTAAAAAATACTTCGGTAAAAATACTGAACTATCAAAAGAACTTCATTTATACAATTCATTATTAAAAGAACAGTTTAAAACAGAAGCTCGTGCATTAGATTATATACGTACTGTTAAGTCAGCTCATAGTAAACTTAATCAAAGCGCATTGAAACGTCAACGATATAATTTAGTAAAAGAAATTTCAGAAAAATTTGTTTTTGAAAATATGTCAAAAATACATATTAATAATTACAAAGTTCTAGCTTCTATTAACATGATTTTCGAACACGAAGAAACTGATAATCCTAAACAAATAATGGAATGTAAAAGTGCTATTATAGAAAACGGATTAATTACAGAACGTGCTCCTAGAAAAAAAGATCCGGTTTTAGAAAGATTTGAATCACAACCGAAAGATGTTCGTTTATTAACTTATAAATTACTAGTAGATAAGTTTAATAGCAAATATGCCGGACTTACTGAATCTCAAAAACAATTGTTAAATAAATACATTACCAATGTTAATGATACTACAATGTTACGAGAATATATTCAGAAAATTATTCCTACTATTAAAAAACAATTAGCAGAACAATCTAAATTAGTTGATGATAAAGTTGTTAAAATTAAAGTAGAAAAGTTATCAGAAATGTTGTGCAATGTAGAAAATTTAAAAGTAATTAAAGAATCTCATGTGCTATCATTGCTTCGTTACTTTGATTTAATTCGCGAACTTAAGGATTTACATTCATGAAATCTTTTTTAAAACAAATAGAAACTAAGTTTCTTGAGTTACAAGAAACCGATGATAAAGGCCGAGATGATATTATTCGTGATGCTAGTGACGATGATGCCGATAATACATCTGATAGTGAAATGGATTCAGAAGAACTAGATGAAATAAGTACTACAGGTGCGGTTGCTGGGTATAATACACCTGGAGCATTTACTACGGCTAAAAAATTCAAAAAGAAAAAATTTACATGGGCTGGCGGACAAGTTAATGAATCTGTTAATACACCTCCATCATTTAATTATGATAAAGAAGAGTATCAGCGTCCAGAATCGCATGAAGAAGAATGGATGGATAAATTTGCATATGCAACTGATGGCGAAACTTGGAAACATGAAAAATATGAATATCCGTCAAAAGATTTAACACATACACCTGGTCAATCTAAAAGAAAAGATTTAACAAAACAACATAAATTAAGTGAAATGATTGATTCTAAATATCAACAAATCATTGAAAGCTATAAAAATTTTGCAACAGGCGATCCAAAGAAATCTCCAGAGAGAAAAGTAAAAGAAACTATTCAGGAAATTGCAAAAAAACTTCATGAAATTGAAACATTGGTTAATTATAATAGTAAACTAAAAACAGAAGCTGGCGTTACTTCAACAGCATATGGACCTAGTACAACAAAAGCATTAACAAAAATATCAGAACGATTAATAAAAATATCAGAGCGAGTAAGATCATTAGGAGAATAATATGTCAAAACAACTAATAGTAGAATATATGCCATT